AGAGGGAAAGGGAAAGGGGTAAACTGGCGGAAGTAGGAAAAATAGAAACAGAAGAAGAAAGAGAAACAGGAAGCGAAGGGAAGGGAAAAGACAACAACTAATAACCGGACCATGTATGCAAACGCCGGGAAGGCTTTAGCACATGCATCAGGATACTATTTGGAGAATAAGAGAGCGGTGAAAGAGGGACAGTGAGACCAGGGACACGCAATTCATTAGCAACAACATGAGAATGCAACATGGTGTAAGTAGCACTGTAATGAGGATCATCTACGAGGGGGAGGGCCACCATCTGATCAACCAAAGACCGAAAAAAATCAACATCGCGTGGCCGTTCAACTATAGCAACTTCAAGCCTATGCTTGATGTACTCGTAATCATAAGAGAGTACGCCGCCAGATATACGATGACCGAAGAGATGCCCAACTTCTGTGCGAACAACTTTAGGGAGCATAAGCCAAGCCTTGGGGTTGAAAGAGCGCTTCTGTTCAGGATGTGCGCCAATTATGGAATCGTCACCACCGAAAGCCTGAGGCACGTTAGCGATATCCGCATAGGTAGCCTGAGTGAGAGCAAGGTTGCGAATGGAATTGAACAGGAAGGTGTAACGGTTCCCACTATGCTGCATTAGACGCAAATTTTTTCCTCGAGCGGTAGTAGAACATGCCTCCGAACGGTAAGTGGCAATATACTCCTCCGGGAAAGACAGCTGTCCCATCAACCAACAATCAAACTTGATAAACGGCCCGTCGATTGAAGAATCCCAAGCGGTATAATCAGTCTCAGTGAACTTATCGGTTCGAGACATGTGAGTGGCAACCCAGGACCGCAGGTCGTCCGTCGAACGACGCAGATGCAGATAAATGTGAGGTGGACACTCAGCGAGAACAAGCTTCTCTATAGCCAAAGCAAAGGTGTTGTCTCGGAATGTCTTACCCAACGCAAACTCAGTGACAATCTGGCCAGGGGAAGCAGGCTTACCACGTTTCTCAATCTTACGAACGACCTGAGACTTAAGGAAAATCTTGGTTTGGTGGAAATCATGATCGACATCAGCCTTACCAAGGGAACGACGAATGTCAGCCAAAGTCTTCTTAGTCGCCCAGGAGTCAAGGACCTCCTCCGCGCATTGTTCAAGAAGAGCATCAAAAGCGCGCCGAGATTTGAAACGAGGGAAGATGGTCAAAAAACCGCGCTTCAGCTGTTCAAAACGAGTGCGCGAGCCATGATACGAGGCCATGTTAGAAGCAGTGCTCGCGTAATGCAATCGTTTGCGCTCCGAGGCATGGTTAGTAACAGGGTCAGCACGGGAATGGTGTAAGGCGTAAGGGTGACGATGCTCAGGAAGTTGGAAAGAGACATTGTCCAAACGCTTCAACTCGCGGGACAAGCGATCAGCCGGTTCACCTTGATCGAAGAACAGAACGGGGTCAGCAGGGAATTCAGGTGAAGGAGGAGCATGCGAAACAGCAACCTTCGAATCACCGGGCCGAGGGAGGGGTAGACAGACCGGGGTATGGAACGACAAATAACCTTTCGCCGAAGATGCATCAAGTTTCTTAGCATCACGCAAACTGGGAATCGTATCATTGAGTGCACCGACCAAAGAAAGAGAAGGCACAGGGTTGACGGCAGCAACAGGGGGGGGCACAAGAACCAC